CAAGTGCTTCAGATCCAGCATACATTAGATTCTACTGTGAGTCTGGTAATGCTCACTATGCTCAACTAAGATCACCACCACATGCTTCCTACAGTGGTAATGTAATAATTACTTTACCATCTAGTACTGTTACTGTTGTAGGAACATCAACAACAGATACCTTGACAAACAAAACTTTTGGAGATGCTACTCAATTTGAAGCTGCTGTAACAGTTGAAGGCGCAGCACATCTTCAGAGTACTGTGTCAGTAGGTGGAGCAGCAGTCTTTGCTTCTACTGTAACAGTTGAAGGTGCAGTACATCTTCAAAGCACAGTATCAGTAGCTGGAGCAGCAAGACTAGATACTATTGAATTAGGAGCTGCATCAGATACCACTCTTTCTAGAGCTAGTGCTGGTAATGTAAATATCGAAGGCAATCTTGTTTATCGTGCTGGAGGTACAGATGTTCCAGTAGCAGATGGTGGAACAGGTGCTTCTACTTTTACAGATGGTGGTGTTTTATTAGGCAACGGCACAGGCGCAATTCAAGCGATGGCTGTACTAACCGATGGGCAAATGATCGTTGGAGACGGTACAACAGATCCAGTAGCCGAAAGCGGAGCTACCCTTAGATCCTCAATCGGTGTCGCAATAGGATCTGATGTAGCTGCCTACAACGCAGACACTCTATTTGCAGATGTCGCAGACAATCTCACGGCTGGTTTCTCTACAACCGTTCACAATGCTGGCACTAAATCTTCAGGAACCTACACACCTGATCAAGACAACGGTAACATTCAAAAAGCAGTGAATGGTGGAGCGCACACATTAGCTCCAACTACAGATGATTGCGCTGTAATTATTCAATACACAAATAACGCTTCCGCTGGAACGATCACTACTTCTGGCTTCACACTAGTTGATGGAGATACAATTAGCACAACCAATGGGCATGATTTCTTTTTCTACCTAACCAAGGCAAACGGGTTCTCCCTCTTGACAGTGAAGGCACTACAATAATGTTCGCATCGCTTTATTCAATGCAAGGGGGCGTATCGTCTGGTGGTAGTTTTACAGCGGCTACAGGCGGTACAATCACAACCAGTGGAGATTATAAAATACATACCTTCAATTCCAGTGGGACTTTTTCCGTTAGCTCAGTTGGCACTGACGCTATTCTCGACTACCTTGTCATCGCTGGCGGTGGAGGTGGTGGCTCATCAGGTGGTGGCGGTGGAACTGGTGGCTATCGTGCTTCTTGGAACTCCGAAACTAGTGGTGGTGGAGGTTCAAGCGAAACTGGGCTGACAGGGGAAGTTGGTGATTACACTGTTACTGTGGGTGCTGGTGGGGCTTTAGGCGCACCTAACGGTAATAGTGGAAGTAAAGGTGCCAATTCTGTATTTGGATTAATTACAAGTGTGGGAGGCGGCCTAGGTCAAGGATACGAAGACACATCAGGCCCTGACTTAGACGGTGGTTCAGGCGGGGGTGGTGGTAGATTTAATCTTACAGGCGGTGATGCCACTTCTGGGCAAGGAACTGCTGGTGGAACTTCGATAGGAAATTATGGTGGCGGTGGCGGGGGAGCTGGTACGGCAGGAGGTATTGGCCGATCAAGTGGTGGTGGAGATGGTGGAAACGGCCTTGCGTCAACAATTTCAGGGTCATCCGTTACACGAGGTGGCGGAGGTGGCGGTTATGATGGTGGTGATGCTGGTACAGGTGGTGGTGGTCTTGGAGGTAATAACGCAGTTCGAGTAGCTACGGCTGGAGCAACAAACACTGGAAGCGGTGGTGGCGGAGGTGGCGGTGGTTATCAAACAGGTCAAACAGGCGGCTCTGGCGTTGTAATAATTCGGTATAAATTCCAGTAGGAATTAAAATGCAAAAGTTAAAGGTAATTAAGTAATGGCTCATTATGCGCAAGTAAATTCAGACAATGTTGTTGTCAATGTACTCGTGATGGATAACGAGATGGAAACCAACGAAGGCGAACAAGCTTGCATCGATTGGCTTCAAGCTAACGTCCACGCTGATGATTGGGTGAAGACTAGCTACAATAACAACATTCGCAAGCAATTTGCAGGGGTTGGGTATAGCTACGATGTTGACAAAGATAAATTTATAGCTCCTCAGCTTTTTGCTTCATGGGCATTGGATAGCGATGATAATTGGCAAGCACCAATTACGATGCCTGATGACGACAAGAAATATTCTTGGAATGAAGATGTATACCAAGCTGACAATTCTAAAGGTTGGGTCGAAAATGTTTCAAAATAATTTATTAATGGCAGCAGCAGCTAATGCAAGTGGTGGTGCAGCCGTTGTTCCACCTGTAAAGTTTGACGGCAGTAATGATTATATGCAATATTCTGGCGATCCTATGCCAAATGGCACAACAGGAACATTTTCGTGTTGGTTTAAATTTAATGCCTCATCAACAGCCCCCGGTCCTGAAGCTATCACATATTTCTATCTTTCGGCAGGGACATTTTTTGATATAAGGCGTTCTGCGAATGGTTCAATCTCAATTATTTATTATGATGCAGGCAGTAGTCAGAAAGGAAATTTCAAAACTTCGACTAGCTTCGCAGGAGTTTCTTCTAGTTGGCATCACCTGTGTGCAAGTTGGAATACTGCAACGACAACCCAACATCTATTTGTAGATGGAGTATCAGATATAACCCAAATTACTAATGCAACAGGGACAATAGATTACACTAGAGGAACTCATAATCTAGGATCAGGCACTTCTGGCGCTGATAAGATAAATGCTGACCTCGCTCAATTCTATATAACTAACGAGTATATTGACCTAAGTAATGCTACCAACTTAGCTAAATTTATTTCTACTGACGGTACTCCTGTAGATATGGGAACTGACGGAGCTACACCTACTGGTACAGCCGCAAGGTTATTCTTTAATAGCGCAGTAGACTCATGGCACACTAATGACGGTACAGGGGGTGGCTTTACGGAATATGGCGCTTTAACTGCTGGATCTGAGCCGGTAGAATTATAGCTGGAAGATAATGGTAGTTGCAGAAACTCTAGCAGGATTGGCTCTTATAAACAGTACAGTCAAAGGAATTAAAGGTGTAATAACAACAGCAAAAGATATGTCTGAGATTGCAGGACAGATAGATAGTCTTTTTAAAGGTAAGGAAGAAGTAAAGAAACAATCACATCCTTTATCTAGTAAGTGGGATAGCTTCTTAAACAAGACTATAGGATCTACTGCTGATAGATTATCTTTAGGAGCTATAGCTAAAGAAACTATAGAAGAAAAGTTAGCAGAAGAACAGATTCGTAAAGTAAGAAAAATGGTTAATCAGAGATTTGGTTTAGGTACTTGGGAAGATATACTTTTAGAACGACAACATAGATTAGAACAACATAAGAAACAACTAGATAAACAAAAAAGAAATAAGAGTGAGTTAACTAAGAAGTGGTATAAAGCTTTAGAAATTATAGGAAGTCTTATCTTAGTTGTTGGTGGTTGTTTTATTACTTTTTATATAATTATGTCTAACATGAAGAAATAGAATACAGGAGAAAGAAATGTTTCTATATAACAAAACTACAGAGATTAAGCCGGGAAGGGGATGGAAAGATGTTAATGGTGTCCGTCATCCTAAGAACTGGAATATCTGGAGTAATGATTATAAAACATCTATGAATATAGAAGAGATTACTTTGGATGCTAAACCAGATGGAAGATTTCATAAGTGGATAGACAACGGTATTGATGGTATATCTAATATTACAGATAAACCTTTAGATGATATTACTAAAGATGGAAGAACTGTAAAAGGTATACGTTCTGAATATATTCAAAAAGTTAAAGAACAACAAGGTTCTTTACTAGCTCAAACAGATTGGGCTATAATTCGTAAGGCTGATTCAGATGTAGCTGTACCAACTAAGATAGCTACATGGAGAGCAGCCATTAGAACTAAAGCTACAGCAATGGAAAAAGCTATTACTGATGCAAGTGACATGGATGCTTTTAAAGCTTTGTTCTTAGTGTGGGATGAAGATGGAAATAAAACAGGCATCTTATTTGATTGGCCTGAATTGGAAGAATAATGTTTAAAAAAATTATCTTAAGTATTCTATTTGTTTTAATATCTTTTCCTTCTTTAGCTGAAGAGAATGAAGTAGGGACTGTCACAGAATTTACTATAGTTACTCCTGTATCCTGTGCTAGTTCAATGGAAATGAGTAAAGTATTTAAAAATAAAGATATAGTATTTACTGGAATGATAAGTCAAACTAGTATTATTAAAGTTATTATGAATGACGTTAATGGTTTTGCAATTATGATGGAAAATTCTGCTGGACTAGCATGTATATATTTTACTGGTGGTCTTGGTGTATTAAGAAATAAAACAAAAGAAACCGGGAGTGGATTAAATGGCTAGTACTTATACAACAAATATACGTTTAACTAAACAGGGTGATGGAGACAATGCTAATACATGGGGAGAGATCCTTAACAATGTTATAAGCCTTGTTGACCAAGCTGTAGGTACGTATACAACTATAACTGTAGGTGCAACATCAAGTGTAGCACTAACAGAAAACTCAGGTAGTGGTGATCAAGCTAGGTCAGCTATCTTAGAGATTGTAGGTACGGTAGGTGGAGCGCATACTTCTATCTTTGTTTATCTACCTAGTGGTGCATCTAAAACGTATGCAATTAAGAATGCAGTCTCAGCTAATACAACAGCAAGTGATGCAGTTGTCTTACGAGTAGCTGGACAGACACATGGAGTTACTGTACCTAATGGTGGTATTGGATACTTCTTCACAAATGGAACATCTGTTAATTCTCTTAATGCTGCTGGCTTTGGTGCAATAACAACTACTCAAGCTGATGCTAAGTATGTAGCACTCGCTGGTACTCAAACAATAACAGGAGCTAAAGCATTTACCAGTACAGTAACAATAGCTGGTGCAGCAGTAATGACAAGCACAGCTACCTTTACAGGATCAGTAACAATAGCTGGTGCAGCAGTAATGACAAGCACAGCTACCTTTACAGGATCAGTTGTAGTCAGTGCGCCTATTAATGTTAACACAGTTACACTAACTGATGCAGCTTCTATCGTACCAAGCTTTGATTCAGGTAATACCTTTGTAGTTACCTTAGGTGGTAACAGAACATTAGCAGCACCTACAAGTGCAGGTATAGGCCAGACAGGAAGTATTAGAGTGATACAAGATGCTACAGGAGGACGTACTCTAAGTTATAATTCAGCATATCAATTTGTATCAGGGTCTGCTCCTACGATGGATACATCAGCAGGAGCGCAGAGTATACTAGTCTTTAGTTGTAGAAGTGCTACGACTATAGATGCAGTAATGTTACACGATTTTAAGTAAGATAAAATATGGCTGCTATACTATCAAAATTTAAACTTAAGGCAGGGTTCAATAGAGAAAGTACCCAATATGCTGAAGAAGGTAAGTGGTACGATGGAAACCGTGTAAGGTTTCGTGCTGGTAAACCTGAGAATATGAGAGGTTATACTACTAAAGTACCTGCTGCTTCTGGTAAAGTAATGCCGATTGTTAGTGGTAGCTTTGATGGATCAGCTAGAGCTTTGCTGGCATGGAGAGATAATGGTAATATAAGACGGGCTTTGTTTGCAACACCAGATAAAGTTTATGAATTTAATGGTGGTAATCTTTTTGATATCACTCCACTTGCATCTACTGTAGCCTTGACTAGCTGCTTTGGAACTAGTATAGGAACAACAAGAGTATGTTGTTCTGATGGAAGTCATGGAAGGGTTGTTGGTGACTATGTATATTTTACTAGTGCGTCTACTACTATTGGTAGCAATATTCTTCTTAATAATCACGTTTACGGTATCACTTCAATAATTAATACTAATTCGTTTACAATATCAGTATCTAATACTGCTGCTGCTACATCATCTACTTCAGGTGCTGCAAACTTTAACTACTATATAGCTACAGGAACATCTGTACAAACACAAGGACTTGGATATGGGGCTGGAAATTATAACGCTGCTGCTCCTACTTCTGTAGGATTAAGCAAGATAACTGCAACTGGAAGCAATGCTTTGGTAACTGTATCGTGTGCTTCTGCACATGGAGGAGCAGCTAATGACTTTATTGTATTTCAAAATACTACTATTACTAATGTTGCAGCTACTGTAGGTGGTAACTTAAACTTAACTAAGCCAGCAGCAGGAGGACCACAGTTCTCTATTGTGTCTGTAAATGGTACACAAGTTATTATAAGTGCAGCAGCTAATGCAAGTGCAAGTGGTGATGTAACATCTGGTTTTAATATGACTGCTTTAATATACAAGCAAACATCTGGATCTGGTACAGGTAGAGCTTGGAATCAATCAGCTACTATAGGTGAAGGAGTTAATCTAGACATAACACAATGGAGCTTAGACAACTGGGGTGAAGATGTTGTCTTAAATCGTAAGGGTAGTGGTATATATTACTTTGATGTAGATGCTTCTACAAGCCCTACTAGAGCTACCTCAGTAACTACAAGTCCTGTAAGTGTTAACTCTATTATAGTATCACCTAATGATAGACACTTAATTGCTCTAGGGTGTAACCAGTTTGAAGCAAGTGCTACTGTAAGTGGTGCATTTAATCCTATGTTAGTTAGATGGTCTGATCAAGATGATCGTACTACATGGAGTCCAGCAAAGACTAATACGGCTGGCGAGGTTGTACTTACAGATGGCACTAGGATTGTAGGAGCAAAAAGATCTAAGAATGCAATTAATATATGGACAGACAACTCCTTATGGTTAATGCAGTTTGTTGGCCCACCGTTTACATTTAAGTTTACTCAGGCAGGTACTAACTGTGGACTAGCAGGACCACATGCAGCTATAGATTATAATGGTGTAACCTATTGGATGGGATATGATAACTTCTACTCTAATAGTGGTCAAGTTACATTACTAGATTGTTCAGTACGTAAGTTTGTATTTGATGGTTTAAATGATACATATTATGATAAGATATATGCTGGTATCAACTCAGAGTTTAGAGAGATCGTATGGTTATATCCATCAGGTACTTCAGATGAGTGTGATAAATATGTTATACATTCTCCAGAAGCAGGCTATTGGATATATGGAGATACATTCTTTACTACCTTTAGAGATAGAGAAATATTTAATAATACTTTAACTACTGGCGCAACTACCACAGGTAACTTACTATATGACAATGAACCTAGTGGTGTCTATACTGGTGATGGTTCTACATTAATATCATATGTAGAATCTGCTGACTTTGATATTGATGATGGTAATCAACTAATGTTTATGAATAGAATTATACCTGACTTTGAATTAAATAATAATAAAGAATTAGTTATTAAGATTAGTCCTAAACAATTTCCTGAGAGTACAGTTTTAACAACAGTATCTAAGACAATAGACAATACAACTAAGAAGATAGATTTTAGAGCGAGAGGAAGGCAAGCACGGATTAGGGTATCTTGTGAATCAAATGGTGCTGAATGGGAATGGGGATCAATCCGTTTAGCGGCTCAACCTGATGGTGGCAGATAATGGCAAGATATCCTAGTTTACCCGTGTATCAAGGTAGAAACTATCAGACGAATGGTGAGTTCAGTGTGGAAGATCTACGTAGAATGTACGAACAAATACAACAATGGGGATCTGTTTTAATAGATGAGTTAGACAGTAAAGATATAGAAATAGATGCTCGACCAAGTACAAATATATATACAGTTGTTACGATTACAGATATAGGAAGACCATCTAAAGGTGACATAGCATACTCTAAAAACACTGGTAAGTTTAAGGGTTATGTTAGTCTAGGCGCAGAAACATCATGGCAGGATTTAAACTAATGAGCATTATGTCGGATCATTTTAATCTAGTTAATAACAGTACTTTAATTGGAAACTATAATACTGGTCAAGTTATTGATGAAAGTAGATACATGTCTACACAAAAAGTTCCAGAACAATTTGCGAAATCAGGAAAAATAAGTTATAATTATAATAACAAAAATAACTTTGATACTCAAAGTGATACAAATAACTTTGCAGCTAATCAGTTACAGCAGATAGGATATAGATATGGCTGATCAATCAGTTGATATGTTAGGTATAAGTGAAACAGAAATAAAAACTCCTACTGAGAATCTTGTAGACTTTCAAGAAACTGTTACAGAAGGTGATACAATGGGAGCTATGAATATGCTACCTAGAAGTAATGTACCTGTAGAAGCTGAACAACGTCCACCTCCTTCTTCTTCAGTTGCATCTCCAGTTCAAAGTAATATGCCTCCTGTTGAACCTCAAAAAGAAATAAATCAAACTGCAATCTTACAGAATCATATATTAGTTGCTAATGCTATAAAAGGTATTACACCTAGAGCAGTACAAGAAGGTATACAGATAGCTGAAGTAAAACAAGATGAAGCTAGAGATCAAGCTAAAGCTGTTAAACTTGCAGATATGTTACAACAAAAAATGGGTCGTGGTTTACCTCAGAATGCAATGAATTTTGACCCACGGAATGCTACACCTGAAGATCGTGGTCTTATGGGTATGGCAGCAAGTATGCCTACACAATCAGCAAGGATGGGCGGTGGTGTGAATAACTTTGCAGGTCAAGTTCCAGGCCAAGGTCATGGTATGGAAGACAATGTTTTTATGCCTATAGTAGAAAGAAATAGAGGTAAACAAGTAGCAACATTAGCTGTTAGTCCTGATGAGTATGTATTAGATGCACACACTATGTCGGCACTAGGTAATGGTAGTGCAGATGAAGGAGCTAGATACATGGATGGCATGGTAAAGAATATTAGAAAAAAGGCGTATGGTACAGACAAGCAACCTAATCAAATAAATGGTCTTGCTTCACTACGTCCAATGATAGAAAGGGTTTAATACAATGGGTTTCTTATCTTCGTTATTTGGTTTTGATGATGCAAAACCAGCACAGTCTCAGGTAATTCAATCTGCTACAATACCAGCAGAACTTAAGCCTTATGTGACAGAAATTATGGAGTCTGCACAGACTCAGTTTAAAGATAACATGGCTTCAGGGTATGTTCCTTATACAGGTAAGACCACGGCTGATCTTACTCCTGAAGAAGTACAAGCTATGGAAAGGGTATCAGGACTTGCTGGTGTAGTAGATCCTTATATTAGTGAGGCTGAAGATATCTATCGAACAGGAGCCAGAGAGTTTACAGGAGAAGAAGCTCAAAGATTAATGTCTCCTTATCAACAAGCAGTTACTGATATAGAGTTAAGAAAAGCAAGAGAAAACTTTGAAGGTAATGTTATGCCTCGATTTGAAGCTGATGCTATAAGTAGAGGTGGTGGTCCAGGTGGATTAGGAACTAGGGCTGGTATAGAATCAGCAGAACTACAACGTGGTCAAACTCAACTGTTAGCTGATATACAAGCTCAAGGATCAAACAAAGCTTACCAAGATGCTAAAGGAATTTTTGGTGATCAGTTAAATAGAGAACGTCAAATGGCTGGTGATCTGGGTCGTACAGGATCAGCATTATTTCAATCTGGTTTAGCTGAAGCAGGTGCATTAGAAGGTGTAGGTTCTACTAAACGAGGTATAGCTCAGAACTTATTAGATGAATCTTTATATAAATTTAAAGAAGAAGAAGCATATCCTCAAAGTGAGTTAGCTAAATACTCTGGAACTATCTATGGTAATCCTGTTCTTGGTACTCCTAATTTTAATAGGTCTACTAGTGGCACTCCTTACCAACCTAGTACTGGGCAAAACTTATTAGGTCTAGGTTTAACTGGTCTTAATATGTATGGTATGGCTGGGGGATTTGGTATGCCTACTCCTGGTAAATTTAATCCTGCTAATATATATTCACAGCCACCACGAAGGGCAGCTTCTGGTGGTAAAGTTGGTGGTGGTTTAGCTGGTCTTCCTGTTGTTAATCGTAATATGAGTGGTCAAACTAATCCAGATCAATATGGTATTCCAGAAATGAATCAGTTTCGTAGAGGTAGAGACGAGCCACTTATAGGACAAGACAGTCTTATATCAAGTTCAAAACAACTTAGAAATCAAACTCCTTCTCAAGCTATGAGTGCTTTTGGAAATAGTGATCTTAATATAAATGTTGTAACGCAAAGAGAAGAAAAAGCTAACAATTTACAAAAAGATTTAAGGACTAAAAGTAATGCTGAATTAGATGCTCTAGATCAAGCATACTTTGCAGGTAGAGAAGCAAATATACAGGCTAATCCTATGGCTAGAGGTGCAGCTATACAAAGATTAATAGCATCAATAATGACTAATGAAGGTGGAGCATTAGCTGGAGCTGCAGAAGCTGCTCCTAAAGTATTAGAAGAACTTGGACAACTTGATCAAAAGCTTATTGATAAGAGATCAAAATTAGCTGATGATAAGTTTAAAACAAAACGTGAAAAAATTAAAGAAAGAAAAACAGAAGGTTTAGATATTATTAAAGGAGATACAGAGTTATCTCGAGTATATGATGGACTACCAGCTAAACTCAAACAAAGATATTTAAATGAATTTAAAATTATAAAAACTTTAGAAATATCTGAATTAGATAAAGAGTTAAAACTTAAAAGTGCTTTAGCTAAACTTAAAAATGATGATAAAAATTATATATTAAAGTTAAGAAAATTAGAAGAAGTTGATTTAGCAAATGTAAGTATTAGTCAAGCAAAAGTTATTAAAGAATTTATGGATCAATACGATACAAATAAAGAAGCTGCTATAGCTGCTCTTAATAAAGCAAAAATTGATCCAGCAACAATTAGAGAAATAATGGTAGGTGTTTTATCAAAAAGGGTAACAGGTAGCGGTTCTTCTTTAGCAGGTACTGGAGGTGTAAACCGTGCTAGTAAAGATCAAATAGTTAAAGATGTAAATGAATTATTACAGAGACTTACTAAATAATAAAGGTAAATACATTGGCTGATGAAAAAACTACTTATGATGGCTTACTTAAAGATACTAATTTTTTAAGTACTGCTTATTTATCATTACGTGCTATGGGTGATAATGATGTATCTGAAGATCCGAAAGATATCTTAGATACTTTTCTTACTAAACGTAGATACTTTGATGTTAATTTAGGATCTACTATAGTTCAAGGTAATGAGATTAAAAATCTTGATGATGCACATAAAAAATTCTATTCGTATGCATTAGATAAAACCACTGCTCTTCCTAACTTTGGTGAGGGGTCTGCACCTAAAGGTGATGCAGCTATTGATTATGGTCTTGCTGCAATATCAGATCCTACTAATTTAATATCTATACTTGCTGGTATAGTTACTGGTGGTACAGGTGGTGTTGCTATTCAAGCAGGTAAGGAAGCACTTAAACAAGGAGTCATGGCAACTCTTAAATCTCAGATAGGTAGAAAAACTTTAGCTCAAGCTGGTTGGAATATTTCAAAAGGATTAGGTGCTGAAGGAGCAGTAGCTGGTGTTGGGGGAGGTATGCAACAAAAGTATTCTCAAGAAGTAGATATGTCTCTTGGTAAGCGTAAAGAAGGTGTATATGATTATGCTGCAATAGCTAAACAAGGATTGTTAGAAGGTCTTATTACTCCTGTAGCTGGAACAGCAATTAATGTTGTAGGTAAAAAATTAGTTAAGCCTGTAGTAAAAGGTGGTTTAACAGGAGTTAAAAAATTAATACAGAAATCAGTTGAAGCGGCAACTAAAGAGGGAAGTCCGATAAGATCAAGGATAGATGATCAGTCTATAAAAGATGTTACAAATTACTTAATGAATAATTTAGGATCTCTATCTTCAAGAGATGAAATTTCTACAAGACTAGTAGAAAGAAGTTCAGGAGAAGTACGGCCTATACAAGAAGCTGTAGAAAAATTATCATTAAAAATGGATGATAGAATTAAAGCTAAATTTAATAATGATGAAGGAACTAAATTAATTAATGCTGCTATGGAAGGTCAAAAAGGATCACTAGCTAAAGTTAAAAAGATAGATCCTGAAATGGAAACAATTCTTAAAGATTGGAGAGGGTTTATTGAGCAAGCACAAGAAACAGCTATGGGGGCTTCTTATTTAAGTAAACAAGTTAGAGGAGTATATAAACCTAAAAAGAATACTCCTTATGTTAGAGATATATATGAAAGATTTGAAGGAGTAGATAGACCAGACTTTAATTCTTTTATGCAACGGCCTGAAAATAAAAATATAGTTGATGAAGTATTTGAAGCTGTTACTAAAGATAAGAAAGGGTTAGGAGTAGAGTCTGGATTATTTAATAAAGCTGGTAAGCCTAAATTTAAAACAGAAAAAGATAAAGTAACTATGGTATCAAAACTTGTTAAAGAATTATATCTACCTACTACAGAAAGATCGGCTAGAGGTGGAGCATTATTAAAGAAAAAAAATATTCCTGATGTGATTAAAAGAATATTTGGTTTGAATTTTAATCCTGCTGTAAGGGCATTAGAAACTGCTAAAGGTGTTATTGATTCTTCTAATAGAATTAGATTAGGTTCTTCTTTAGCTGATAGTCTCTTAAGTAGAAAGTTAGCTATTAAAGCAGACAATAGTGTTGAGGCATCTAGACTTCATGCTAAACAAACAGGTCTTCCTGAACAAGATATGGTTTCTTTAGTGACACAAATGAAAATTAAATCTCCTGAAGCAGTAGAGAAAAGATCTCCTTTTATTTTTAAAGAAAAATTAATTGATCCTGAATTAACAAAAATATTTGTTACTAAAGATCAAGCTTCTATACTAAAAGAATTATCAGAAGGTTTTGATGGTAGACTTCCTAAAGAAATGCAGTTTAATAAAACTATATTAGGAGACATAGGTGATACTCTTGCTGGTATACAAGGCTATCTAAAAAAAGGTAAGACAGTTTATAATCCTAATGCTCATGCTCGTAATGCTCTTGGTGCAGTACAGTATACAATAGGTTCAGGTAATTTTAGAGGTTTATATGATGGCATAAAACTATTGTCTAATCCTGCTAGAAGAAAAGAAGTAAGCGAAGCTGTAGGTAAGTTAGGTCTTAAAGGAAGTCAAGTAGATATTAATCAAATCATGACTCGTATTGGAGATTTAAATAAAGTTAATAATAAAACCGCTTCAAATGCTATAACAAATATAGCTACTTTAGGTATGCCAGCATTAGAAAAACTTGCTATACCTTTAGGTAAAGGTAAAAAACTTCAGGTAGGTAGAGCAATATCTAAAGCTGCACAAACAGCTTATGTAGCAACTGATGACTTAGGTAAGATAGCTACGTTTTTAAGAGAAAGAAAAAGAGCAGAAAGTATTTGGAATGCTAGATCAGTAGAACAAAAAGATTTATTAAAGAAAAAGTTTTCTGAAAATTTTAATGAACCTATGACAGGTAAAAGTTTTAACGCTAAAAACTTTGAAAATAAATTATTAGACGAAGCAGCAGTACAAAAGACTATGAATCTTCTTCCTGTTTATTCTCGTATACCTAAAGTACTAGAGAAGATGCGAGGGTTTCCTGTGCTTGGATCTTTTACTGCTTTTCCAGCAGAGAACTTAAGAAATAAATATCATTTATTTAAAATAGCTGGAGAAGAAATACAGGAAGGTATTCTAACTAATAATAAACAACTTATTAAAGCAGGTAAGAATAGACTTCTTAGTCAAGCAATCATAGCTTCTGCTCCTTCTGTTGCTGCTCATACTTATAATGCAATAGAAGGAACATCTAATGTTACTCCAGCATTAAGAGAAGCTGGATCTCCTTGGTCTAAAAATCATGCACTTGCTATTCGTAAAGGTGATACTAAAAAAGATAAAGATAAATATTATTACACTGACTTAAGTTATAATAATCCAGATCAATTTGCTATTGATTTTGTTATGCCATTCATGGTAGCCGCTGCTAACGGAGAAGACTTATCAAAAAATTTAGCTAAAACTATGATTGGAATTGCTACTAAACAAGCAGGTGCTTTCTTAGATCCATCAATGGCTTTAGAAGCAGGTAGGCAGTTATTTGATGCTTCAATGTCTCTTAACACAGGAGATGATGATGCAACAGCAGATGCATTAATTAAATATTATAAAATAGCAGAACCTGGTTTGCTACAAATGGCTAGAGAAGCTGGCACAAATTTGGATATTGTATCTGATGACATACAAAGGGCTATGAACCCTAGATATTTTGATGAGAAAAGAAAAAGATTTTCTGATACAGGAGATGTTGCTGATTTCTTAGCTAGACTAGGACCAAACTTTAATTATAATACTTATGATCCTAAAACTGGTGCGCCTGTTGTATTAGCTCCTTGGTCTTTTGCTTCTAAAGAAAGAGAATTTAATCCTAAAAAGAATTTTACTTTTACTACACGAACTTTATTAAAAAATTCTGATAGAGATTTTCAATCTAGTAAGGAAGACATAAGTAATATGCTAACAGATTCAGAATTAACTATTGATTATAAAGCTATAGCAAAAGAGTATGATGAAATGTTATCTGAAGAATTTGCAGCTACAAAACAAATTGCTGATTTAGTAATTAGTTATGGTAGATTTATGAGTCCAAGAGAACTTAGTAAAATGATGCTTAACGATAAGCAAGCTACAGGATCTTTAAGTAAACAAGGTGTTAGATTTCTCATGAGTAATAAATATAAACCATCTAGCGGTAAAAAATTATCTCAAGATAAAAAACTTAGAGCAAGAATACGAAAATCAAATAGAGATAATGTAGATATGCAAAGTTTAATGAAACTATTTAGAGATATAGAAAGTAGATACGAAGCTAAATCATTATCTGAAGATGTACCAGAAGAACTAGAAGTTAAGGATTAACAAGAAATGTTAGAGCTAGGTCCAAGAGAACTGCTCACACTAGGAACTGTGTTAGCAGGATTAGCAGCCACATGGGGTGTACTCAAGGCCACCATCAAGTCTATCGTAGGTCAGGTCGATGACATCAAGAGTGATGTGACTAAGATCTATCAGCAGGTAGACAATCAAGAAGCTACTCAAGCAGTCTTACAGAATAGTATAAAGATTATTAGTCAGGATATCTTATCACCACAGATTCTGAAGACTCAGAGTGAGCGAGATGGTAGGAATGAAGAACGTATAAGAATGTTAGAAGAACGCATGAACCGTATGGTATCTATGCACAATGGAAAACATCCACCAACAACAAAGGAAGCAAAATAATGTGGCAATACTTCACAGAAGATGAACTAAAGTGTAAGGGTACAGATGAGTGCTGTATGGACGAGCAATTCATGCTTACATTAGAGGCACTAAGACAAGAGTTTAATGAGCCTATGATTATATCTTCTGCCTATAGAGATCTATCTTACAATCAAGTTATCGGTGGAGCTAAGAACTCTCCACATTTATTTGGTAAAGCAGTTGATGTAATCATCAGTGGTAAGAAAGCCTACCGTCTAATCAAGTTAGCTATCCAGTATGGCTTCAGTGGCATAGGTGTGTCCCAAAGAGGGCAGCATGAGAAGAGATTCATACACCTTGATACGATGGAGAACAGTGAGACACACCCAAGACCGTGGGTATGGAGCTATAAATAGCTAAATGCTATGTGTTCTCTTCTAAGCCTGTTACAGTAGAAGTAGTGTCTTCTGGGTAGGTAGGGTCCAGAGAATCCTCTGTAATGCTCTCTATGACGCTCTCTGTCCCTATATTTTCTAGATCTTCCTCTGAAAACAGGCTATCTGCGAAGTCACACTTAGCTAACATGCCTATTACTACATCTTCACCTAAAACATTAAGACATCCTACGATTGCACCTTCAAGTGTCTCCGAATCTAGATTAGGATTAACATCAGAGTTAGCACCACGTACTCTAGACAGTAACTCAAGAGCTTTGATTGCACTATTAGTGTGTCCATTTTGTTTGGCAAATGCGTACTGACTTTCCAGTTCATCAATGACATCTACATTAGTCTCCAGTTCTAGTTCAAGTATACGTATACGTTCTGCAATCTCACTTACTTGGAGAAGTCTATAGCCTTGGTTAGCTGCTGATGCTGCTGCATAACCTGCTGACTTAGCTGCTTCAGTAGCATTGTTATGTAGCACATAAGACTGTGCAAACTTTTCTTGTTTTTCATTTAACATAGTGAGCTATCAATCCATTGATTAAGAGGGCTAGTGATACAGCATTAACAACAAGCAATGCTCTGTCATTCCATAGGATAGAAACAACAAGCCACCCAAGCATACCACCAGCATGAAAGAATAAATTAAGAGGGAAGATATTATTACTTGTTAAGATAACACCAGATACTAGTAAGACTGAAGCTATCCATTTAAGATACCAATCAAAAGTATGGGTTGGTGACATCTTCTCAATTAGGTTTGACATCAGACTTGAAAACTTTCACCACAACCACATGTGGATTTAACATTAGGATTGTCTATCATTAATCTCTGACCAAAGATATCCTTCTTATAATCTATAGTCATACCCTCAAGGTATAAGAGGGAGACAGAATCAATAAAGAGTCTACCTGAATCAAGATTAATAACATGATCACCTACTCCTTCTGAGCTAGTTAACTGCCAATCGTAGTTGAAACCAGAGCAACCACCACTAGTAACAGACAACCTAATGTCTGTAAACATGCCAGCATTCTCATTGATAACTGAGGATAGATGTATGTCAGCACTATCAGTTAAATTAATCATCGTGTCTTCCAGCCTTTATCCAAGATTTATAAGAAGTTTTACACCACACATTAAAGCAAACCTTTAATCTTTTATATATTCTACTCATCGCTTGTTCATGTTATTCCGTTGGACACCTTTAGACTTCTCAAAGCTTCTCATACCACCTAGTCCTAAGAGAGCCATCACTAGTGACGTAAGCTCTGCTGTCTGCAAGCTAGGTAATTCTACGATAGGATACCATATCACTAGACCCCATGATATGATAGGAGCAAAGATAAACTGCCAGCCTAGAGCAAAGGCACAGATCCACATGATAGCTGGCCTAGAACCTGCAACAAAGATAGAGGGATGCTTAGCTTGCTCTATGTTAGCTTGTGCTTGAGCTAGGTCTAATGACACCATCTGTGTCTTAAGCTCTGCTGCTAACTTAGTCTTAAGGTCTTTGTCCTCGACAAACTTATCAAGGACTTTACCTGCTACTCCTATTACTGACTCAGCTATACCTAACATTATGTTTCCTCCTGTTGTTGTAGTTGTATTACTCTTGGTTTATAATCTATCTTAAATCCCTCCAGAGTAACTGCTTTATTATTCTCATTCATAACATCAAAGAAAAGATATATGGATAGCCCTGAGTAATCTTTTATCTTAGCAGTAAAGAACTCTAACCAATCAACAGGATTGAAGACTGATATATGTACGTTAGTTCCATCAGCAAACTTCTTTAGTGCAGGATAACAAGCTATGTTTAGAAAAAGCATCTTATCTGCACGACTAAGTAGCTCATCTGCTACCCATCCTAGATCACTCTCAGGTACATGCTCAAGTACATCAGTACATACAACAGCATCATAGTTCTTATCAGGTAGTACATTGAACTCAGGTAGTGCAGGTTCATAACGATCTGCTACATCTAAATCCCAATACTCTCGTAGAGGTTTACCTAACTTAGGGATAAACTTAGTATAGTTCTCAGTATAGAGAGTACCTTTACCAGCACCATAGTCTAGCAGAGTTTTACATTTATTACTCTTCAAGAAGTTATCAATGATGTAGATAAACTTAATCAAACTCTTACCATCGAACATACCTTCAGCAGAAGAATGCATCTTAACATATTCTTTTAGTAATTCTTTGTACCTCTTAGAAGGTTTCTTTCTACTTAACTTTGTATCACAGGTTATCATTTGTAATATCCTTCAAATGCTGGTTTTGTTTTCTTTTTCTGAGAGATGTCCCATAAGTCTGCTACCATAGTATCTTTACCATGAAATGTCAAGGAGTTTTCAAGACCATCATCACAGAATACTTTCTCACAGTCTTGTGCCATAGCTAGTAGCTCACCTGTAGTCCAGTACTCTTTCTCATTGACAGTTACTTGCATGTACTTAGGCTTCGGTACTTCTCCACCTTCTACATCACCTGTAGTCTCAGTAAGTTCTTCTTTAGTAGGTTCATCACGACAGCAATCAAAGCCAAAGAGATGTATGTCTCTAAAGCCCATCGTATGTAGCATACCAATGCCTCGCATTGCAGCACAAGTACCACCTGTAATCATGGTAGCACCTTGAGGTATGCCTAATGCTTCATCTATCTTAACCTGTTGGTTTTGTATCTGATGTCCTTGCTCACTCTCTGTCCTAAGAGAATCAGTGAAAGCATGCCACCCAAATAACTTAACTTTTTTATCAATCATAAAGTTAGTAACAGAAGGATCAGTCATAGAAGCAAGAAAGAAATTAGTATTTAAATCTATGTTCTTAAACAAATCCTTACGTACTACGTTATGGGTAGACACACCAGTAATAGGTCTAGGGTCTAGTAAGATACAACCCCAAGGTGTAATACCATGCTCCATTAAATGAGGGTAAGCATGTTTAACTGCCAGCATCTTAGCATCTGGGTTATCACTAACAAACTTTTTAAGTAAACCATAATCAAGATAAGGCCCACCAGATACCATGATAGCAGTCTGCCTATGAGCGTCATGCTTAGTCACCCATTTAGCAGGATCAATCAAGGTCATGTTACTCTTGATGTTGTTATTAATATAATCTCTAGGTACACAGTCTCTAGGGTGTACTATAATAGGCACACTTTTGAGGTCTTTAGGAATGTTATCAAGCAATCTGTTATGAAGAAATACAACAAGATGAGTATGCCCACCCCCAGCCACTTTATCTTGGGACGGCAATATGTACTTGCGTATACTATCTTCCTCTTCAAAGATTGTCCAGCCTTCCGTATCCTCCTCTTTCGTATCAACCATCTTTGTCTTGACGCTATCAAATACATTCTTAGCTCCGTGATATTTTTCAGGTGGCATAGTTTCATCTTCATCACTTTCTTTAGTAAAGAAATGATCAACAACAACTATAGGAATATTTTTAAATGCTTGGTATTCTATCTTGGTAGTCTCTATACTGTTACCACTACCCATCAATGCAAAGTCTACTTCATTCAGTGCCTCAGTCTTAACAAACTTATCTAGAGTAACTCTAACATTACCCTTGGTTAATTCGTAGGTAAAAGTTTTCTTTTCTTTCTCCTTCATATGTTCAGCAAACTCAGTGAACCTTTTCTCTACTGCTTCCATTGTATTGTGAGGCTTAACATTAAACTCTTCATGATCTGTATGAACAGTAGCGTCCTCAAACAAATCAAAGCCTATGTAATGTACAGCATCGTTGTTCTTGAATGCAGCAAGTGCCATCTCAATAGCTCTGCCACCATTCCAAGTACCTGTCTCTAGTATTGTCTTAGGCTTGTAGGCACGTATAAGATCAGCAAGTTGCTTGTATCTATTAGGAAGTATATCACCAGTAGTCTGTGTCTCTGACAACTCAAAGATACGCTTACCTTTTTTGTCCCTAAGAGCAGAGTTTTTCTTGTCTGCCATATCTACAAGCAACTCACCAATAGGAGAGTTCTCTTCTGTAAACTCATGTACGTGCATACCATGAGCAGTATAGATAGTTCTTAACCTGTTGAATACAAAGACATCATGCCATTCCCTGTAGTTTAAAAACTCTCCTGATGTGTAAGCACCACGTAGATCACCTAGTAATTCAACAGGTGTTGTCCTGGATAAATTAAAGGCAGTAAAGTAATGACTATCTTTAATAGTTATTAGGTCAATGTTATTAGAATGATCAGGAAACAAACCACTTAAAGTCTTTTGTGATATGTCTTTAGTATTCATAGTAAGAGGATCAAGCCATAGTAACCAGCTATCTGCGTTATTAAATGCACATTCAGTAAGTGCCATTACTTTAGGCATATACTTTTGTGCATCTAGTATATCATTGTAAGGTATAGCTCCACCCTCAGTACCATTGTGTTGAGGGAATGAACTTCTAAACTGTGTGAACTCCTCCATCTCTAGTAGGTTGTGGTAGAATATGTTCTTAGCTTTTGGAAGAGAGTAGTTAGCTAGGTCAACATCGTAGTAGTAACAATGAAACTCTATGCTTGGCTCCCAGTTTTCTTTGAACTCGTTTAATAAATGAAACGTACTATGCTGTAGGTGTGTCTCATTGAAGGCTGTTACTATTTTATAATTCATCTACTTTTCCATGTAATACTAAATGCGAATAATCACCATTCCATTCTGTTGCCATAAGGCCATCCTTCTCACGCTTACATTTCCATTCTTTAAACCAAGGACCACCTGTTGTAAAGTGTACCATCTTAGGATCTATATCAAGATCAGAGTGACCATCAAGCCAGTTCCAATCCTCTGTCATCCCACCAATAGCACTGTTCTTATTAGGTAACCATCCAAATGTATGTAAGTAATTACCTGTCTTATTATTAACTATGAATGGTGTAAGCTTTTTGTTTAATTCATGACCACAGTTCCACAGCATTAGGCTAGACCAGTTCTTTCTATTGTATCTAGTCTGCTCTCTACCGTCCATCTTGAACTTATCGTCTGGTTCATATTCATGTTTAACACAGTATAAAGGATAGAACTCATCGTTGTATTCTTCAAATATCTCATTGACATCTGTTCTGGGATACATATCACAATCCATAAACAATGCCCACCCTTCATACTGCATCAAAGCAGGTACTAGAAAGCGAGTAAAGGTGAACTCAGTAGAGAATGGCTTCTGATCTATTGAATCAATCATCTGATTGTTAACCATCTCATAAGGTCTGTTAAACATATTCATATGTTCTAAGATATCCTTACGTAGAAACTTAACTATAATATCCTTTGGTGAGTTAGCTTCAATTAAATACTTTAGAACTTGGGCTGCAACCTTTTCTTTAGGATCATATCCTATAAAAACTGTATTCACTTTCTTCTCTTTACTAATACTCATTAGTATGTTCCTTTTTCTAAATAAATTGTTTACTATTATACTACATATTTAAAAGATTGTCAAGGTTTTTTTTACTCACAAGATTTTTGTCCTGTGTTAGGGTCAATGAAACAAGCCTCTGCTTGTGGTTCTTCCTTGACTTCGTTTAAGATACCGTATCGTTTACCGTCTGCTCTGAAGGTAGTAATACCTTTACAGCCCTGCTTCCAAGCATTGAAGTATAACTCTTTGAACTCATCAAAGTTTACATTACTGCCTACGTTACAGGTCTTAGACACAGCACTATCTATATACTTAGATACTAAGGATAGTACAGATAGATGTTCGTCTGCACTAATTTCGTTGGCAGTTCTTCCATTCACCCCGTGTTGATAAGCATAGTCTTCTACTCTCTGTATCTGATGACCATCAAACTCTTGTATAGTTCTATCATAGAAGAGGCTGAAGGGTGGTTCGATACCAGAGCTTACGTTGTCAGCAGTTAAACTGATTGTACCTGTAGGTGCTATAGAAGTTAGGTGAGAGTTACGTATACCATGCTCCTTGATCTGATCTTGTACCCAAGGTGATAAGGTCTTAAAGAACTCTCCCTCTATATACTTATCTTGTTTATACATAGGGAAAGAACCTTTCTCTTGTGCTAAAGAGGAGCTTGCAGAATAAGAATAGTCTCTAAGTATCTTAAGAACTTTAGTAGTAAACTTCATGAACTCTGTAGAAGCATAAGGCTTACCGCACATCTCACCTGCATTAGCTAGGCCAGTAATTCCTAGCCCCATCCTACGTTTGTTCTTAGCCTCCTTCTCTTGTTCAGCAAGAGGGTAGATAGTTCTATCAATAACATTATCCATAGCTCTGACTACGTGCTGTATGTCATCAGTAAATAATGTAAAGTCAAACTCTGCTTCCTTAACATACTTAGTAAGATTAAAGCTACCAAGAAGACAAGCACCGTAAGGTGGCAGAGGTTGCTCACCACAAGGGTTAGTCGCTTCGATAGTCTCACAGTAGTAGAGGTTGTTCATCTTGTTGATAGTATCAATGAACAACACACCCGGCTCTGCCCAATCCCATGTGCTACGCATGATCATATCCCATAGAGCAGCAGGATCTACTTCCTCATGTACCTTGCCATCAAACTGTAGAGGGAAAGGCTTCTTATCTTTAAGGCATCGCATGAACTCATCGGTCACGCCAACTGAGATATTAAAACCAGTAAGAGAAGTACCATCGTTCTTAGCTGTGATAAACTGTTCTATGTCTGGATGATCTATCCTAAGTACACCCATCTGTGCTCCTCTACGGTGTCCACTAGAGGCTATAGTCTGACATACTGCATCATAGATTTGCATGAAGCTTACTGCACCTGATGCTCTAGAGTCTAAGGACTTGATACGATCACCTCTAGGACGTAGCCTACTGAAGTCATAGCCTATGCCACCACCTCTACGCATTGTCTCAGCCGCATCAGTAGCTCTGCCCATGATAGAGTCCATGCTATCTTCGATAGTACCACTGACAAAACAATTATATGCAGTTGTTTGTCTAGCTGCACCCATAGCATTCTGTACCCTACCAGCAGGGAGGAACCTCATATGCCTAAGTGCATCCTTGAAGTTTTCAAAGTGGTCAGGTGTATCTTTAAGTGACTCAGCTATACGTACAACTTTACTATAGAAGTCTTCACCTGTTTGTCTATACTTAACTGAATCTATCTCTTCGGATATGGGGAGTGTCATACCGTAGTGTGCTTCATTTTCCATTTACAATATTCCTTTAATTATTATAATCTAATTCTAAGATTAGTTGTGCATAGTGTATAACTTTTTCTATATCTTTTTTACCTTGACCTTTAGTTCTATGTCGAGTTATATATTTTATCACATTACCTTCACAGTAGTCAAGCTTATTCGCATGGATATATTCTACTGGCTGTATACCACAATCTGTGTAGTGGCTACCACCTACTTGATTATGTAAAGCTTTAGAGTAAGGCTTGGAAATTTCTTCTGACATCACTTATATCCTCTGAGTTAATTACATTATAAGCAAACTTTCTTATCAATCTAGGTTCTAATCCTGCATAGAAACATACTTCTTCAAAGTCTTCACAAGTAACACCAACTTCTTTAAAGATCCATGACTGTGCTTGATCTCTATATACTTGAACTGAGCTATCTTCGCTCTTACTTAACGGCTTAGTAAGATCTAACAGGGCTTGAAGGACAACAGAAACGTATAAAGATTGGTGTCCATTTTTATCTGTTAAATCGTATAAAGAACTAACTGTAACATCTGCACTTAAATCATATAAGTCATCACTCTCTATCATAATATTCTTCCACTGGCCTATAGAACTTACCACCTACATAGTTATTATAGTATGCAGGTGAGTCAGTTCCTTCGAGTGTACTACATAAAACATTATGTTTCATTTGATAGTAACACTCGTAGTAACGCAAGCTTCGTTTGTTTTTAAACTCAGCTATCATTTCAAATTTAAAATTATCTTTACCTAATTTATCTATGTCTTCAAGTAAATGTTTACTAGACCCCATGTAAGACTTCCAATTAGACTCAGCTTTCTTCTTACCTTTTTTATAATTAAAGTATTGTTTACAACCTATATAAGCTTGCCTGGTTTTAATATTAGTTATGCAATAAACAAAACCAAACTTAGTTAGGTTAGGCTTAGTACTATATTTCCAATGCATTACCAGTTAACTACCTCTTCAACTTTAGGTTCCTTAGATACTTTAACCAAGTAGTTAAGACCTCTGGCATATTTAAATGCACGTAATCCTTTCCCTTGATTAGCATCAGACCAACACTCTCGCTTATGATTACAATAAATACAACCAATAGCAAGCTTAAGATTACCAGACTCACCATCAGGTACTGGAGAATAACACTTATCAGGAACACTAGTATGCCTAACCATTCCTTTAAGATGCTTGACTCTGTTTTTAGCATTGTCCATCTCCATCTGATGTACAGGGGTAAGACATATCTCCCCACTTGATTTATCTATCACTAAGAATGCTGCTTCATTGACACCGTTAGCTTGAGCATAGGCAGAGATCTGTCCTATATAGCCAAAGGGATCATCTTCAAGTAACTTATTATCTTTAAACTTCTTGAAGCTAAAGCCTGATGCACTCTTACAATCAACTAAGATATCATCTATCATAGCATCTTGATGCCCTAAGACACCTTCAACACTAACTTCTTTCTGTTGATCGGTAACCTTATGACCTGCAATAGAGGCACATAGTAGAAGAAGTTCTTCTAAGATATAACCATATAGAAACTTAATACGTGTACTAGGTGGTAGGTCTTCAATATCTTTCTTACTATTGACATCATACCATAACTGTCGATCAGGTTTACCTATTGCAGATAGTCTAAGATTTCCCCTAGTACGAGGCTCTTCGTACATGAACGCTTTGATGTGTACCTTAAGCATCTCACCAAAGGTATCAATATGTTTATCTACTTCCTGCTCATCCATTTTAATTGGATCAAGAGAAAACAAATCGTATATGTCTTTAACTAATGTATCTATTGTTTTCATAATTGTTCCTTAACTATATAAACATAAGCATTTCTAGAACTATCATTTTTTCTTGTAACTGTTCTTTCTATCTTACCTTGTTTATATAATTCCGTAACTCTTGGTCTAACTGTGAAACGACTTGAGTTTAATAACTCTGCTGCTTCATCAGCAGTTGCACCAAAAGTTTTTTTCTGTTTGATAATATTAAAGACTTTCTCTCTAATTGTTTTACTGTCTGGTGCTATTAATTCAGCAGCTTCAGCAGAGGTAGTACCTTCCTTATCTTTAAATCCCGGATAATAAGGATATGATGAAGTTTGATTTTTCATTTAGTTTATCTCCTATTTTAAAAAAATAGGGGTAGAAACCACACACAATCTCTACCCCCAAGTCTCCCTTAGTTTAAATTAAGAGGCGAAAGGAATATCTTCTTCAACTATTGGGGTTACATAGCCACCAGGAACAACATCAAAGTCAGTACCTGTGCCACCACTGTACTCAATAAAGTCTACTACTTGTACAGCAGCTAAGTCAGCAGATATACCTGACTTCCCAGCATAACTCCACTCAAATGGGATAGCCTTAACATTAACAGTACTACCATTAGCAATCAACTTACCATCCCAGTCATTATTCTGAGAGTCTTTTACTATTGGTCCTTGTTTCTTAGTACCATCTGCTCTAGCTACCTTACGTTTAATAGTAACAAAGTCTCCACGATCATCACCTTTGTTAGAGATTGTAAGTCCAGCACCTTCAATCACTGGACGGTTGGTATCATCTACTTCAATTTGAATTGACCACACTGGCTCGAACTTAGTGTTAGGCTCTACGAGAGAAGCGTAATGGCATTTACCTGTAACATATATTGGATCATTCATTTCTATTTCCTTTTTCTATCGTCACTCTATTGTGACATGAGTTTAAATTAATTAGAACGTAATTATACCACACATATTTCTATAGGTCAACAACTAATTTGAATTTTTTTAGCTTTGTCTATAGGTATATGAAAGAAAGGTTCTTTTAGATGTGGCTCACCTATTCTAGTAGAGTTTTGTATAGTACCTACACTCGATTCATCTACAGTTTTATCTTTAATGAACCAAGCCTGAGTACAATCTGTATTAAAGATAACAAAATATAGTTCATGGTCTGGGTAATCTTTCTCCTTTCTATTGATCAATCTTTGTTTACGTTGAGGAATACGTACCTCCTCCCAAGAAGGATTCCAATTAGAACCCCATTGATTTTTAATCTCAACCTCAAAGAAAAACTTTTGGTCTTTCTTATTAGCTGAGACATCAAAATAATAATCTTCTTTATCTACAATATCAGTAAAGTTATGAAGTGTTAAGTAATTTACCATAGCTTTCTTAGCTCTAGCATCATTAGCTTCATATGATTTCTTATCAAATCTTCTATTGTTATGTGTCATTAGTGCGTATCACTCCATGTTGTACCAGTTTTAAACTCACAATCAAGAGGACACTTAACCTTCAGTGTCTTCTCAGTATCTTTCATTGCATCCTTGGTAATCTTACCAAACCTTTGAGCATCTTTCTTAGCTACTTCGAATTGGTATTCATCATGTATAGATGCAACTAACTTAGCATCAACACCTGACTTACGTATACGTTCAGTGATATGCACAAGCCATTGCTTACATATGATAGCTCCTGCACCTTGTAGTAATGTATTAACTGCTGCGTGTTCTGACCTAATATGCAATAACCTACCATCAAGAGCAGGTATAGTACCATTCTTAGACCACTTAGCAACATCATCTCTTAGCTTCTTAAGCTTCGGCATGTTAGATAAGAACGTAGCTATTAACTGTTGTCCTCTCTTAGCATTACCACCAACTACTTTACCTATCTTAGCAGGGCCAGCACCATACAAGAATGCATAGATAAAAGTCTTAGCTTGGTCACGATCAGTAAGACCAGCAGCTTTCATGTTAGCTGTATGTACATCACCATTAAGAACTTCATTGGTAAAGTCAGGATCATTCATGTAATGAGCAAGACAACGTAGCTCTAACCCAGATGCATCAGTACCAATCAAGGTATGTGTATCTGGATTAGAGACAGTCCATAACGATCTACATTCCTTACCATAAGGTGAATAGATTGCTGGAACTTGAGCCATGTTAGGAGAGTTATGTGCCATCCTGCCTGTCACGGTACGAAGGGTCATTACTCTACCTCTAACTCTATCATCGTCTTCACATGCTTTAATCCAGGCTTTGAGTAAGCCAGTACGTTTCTGTAATAAAAAGTATCGGCTAAACATCTCAGCCTCTGGTAGTTTAATCTTAGATAGTATTTCTTCACTGACTATTACATTACCTTTATCTGTATGGTGTGTAGGTTTCCATCCTAATCCTATTAGACGTTCAGCTATCTGCTTACGAGAGCCAATGTTAAATGGTATGTACTTAGTCTTAGTTTTCATCACTACTTCAGTAGGTTCAAAGATCTCTTGAGCCTTATCTTCTAAGATATGTAACTCATCTTCAAGTCCAGCAAGAAAAGGTATAGCTTCCTGTAAGTTAAAACAAAAACCATTCTTTTCTTGTTGATCTACTATAGCTCTTACTTTTCTTTCCAAGACATAAGACTTAGAAGAAAACTTCTTAGCCTCTATCTCTAATGCTTGTGCCACCTTCCTAGTAACACGTACATCTTGCTTACAATACTCTAACATCTGAGATGAGTAGTACTCAAACTCAGTATGATCTCCCTTAGGAAATCCTAGTCGCTGACCCCATGATGCTAGTGAGTGTCCTTTATCTCTAATAGGATTGTAAAGTTGAGACTCTATCAGAGTATCCCTTACTTGAGATAGTTTTATATTAGATCCTGTTAGTCGATTAAGAACTGGTGCATCAAAGCTTACACCATTATGCATAATAAAAGTATCAATCTTCTTAGACCAAGATGCAAACTGAGAACACTCATCTTGTATCCACACTTTTTCTTTACCAGTAGTATAGTCACAAGCTACTATACAATGTATAAGAGTAGCATCAAGACTATCAGTTTCGATATCAACTATTGCCGTTGTCATCTTCTTGGTTCTCCTCAAAGGGATTATTTATCTCAGTCATTCTACCAGTTTCTTTATCATAATGCAAGTGACAACATGCACCAGTGTCACCAGTGTATCTATTCTTAAGGATACGTAGCACTGTAGTGTTAGCTTCTACCTCATCGTCTGCTTGTTGATTACGTTCCAATGCAATCACACTATCAGATAGGTGAGCAATAGATGCTGACCCTCTTAGGTGTGACAGAGACACCTCTCGTCCATCCTCATGACCTCTATCACCTGATGGCCTACGTAGGTGGCTAACAAGTAATAAGCCTATGCCTGTAGCCTCTACAAGAGAGCGTAGCTTGGTCATTAGGATGTCGATAGACTTACGTTCATCACCATTATCTTCCTGACCTGATACTAAGATAGATAGGTGATCAAGTATGATCCACTTACATCCTAGTCCACTAGCCATAAACCTAACCCTTCCTAGTATCTCATCGTTGGAGATAGATCCGAAGTGATCGAAGGCAAAGAACCTACCAGTACCTACGGTAGCATCTTGCCATGTAGTAAGTTGTTCACGGGTAAACTTATCTCTAATTTCTTTGATGTATAATCTTTGATTAGCTTCTACACTCATAAGATTGAATGCAGTATTCTTAATACTTTCTTCCATAGCTAAGACACCAATGTTATCCTTACTTACTTTCATGATGTGATGCATTAGCTCACGTATGATACTGGACTTACCCATCCCAGCACCACTAGTAAAGGTTACTAGTTCACCAGTACGTATGCCATAGGTCTTCTCATTAAGCCCCTGCCAAGGATAAGGTACTGTCTCACAATCTTTCTCATCGTATAGGGTATCACCTAACTCTGCTAGGTTTACGATACCTGCTGGTGTAAACTCTTTAGCATTCCACCAATCCTCACTAAACTTCTTACCTTGATTAGTCTTAAGGTATTCGTTGGCATCCTTAAGACCAAGGGTAACAATCTTAGCTTTGTTAGGATCAAACAACTCAGCTACTTTAATAGCGGCTTCTTGTCCTGGTTTATCATTATCAAAACAAATTACTACACGCTCAAACTTATTAAGGTATTCAAAAGACCTACGACAATTCTCTAGTGCTGATGCTGCACCATTCTTGATAGATACAACAGCCCACTTAGAACCAAGCATCTCATAGGCAGACATAGCATCTATCTCACCTTCACATATAGTAACGTACTTACCCCTAGCCGCAAAGATATTCTCACCAAACAATCCAGAGCTTGCAAGATTACCTTCAGACCAAAACTTTTTACCTTGTACCTCACGTACCTTGTTAGCTATATGCTTACCTTCTCTGTCAAAGTACTGATAGATGTGATGCGTAGTTGTGTTACCAGATCGCATAATTTGTGTGTTATATTTCTTACAGGTATCTTTCTTAATCTTACGTTCAGGTATGTCAGCTACTTGTCCCACACTTTTAAGTGTAGATGTAGCAGGATTATTTATTGGTACTACCTTGGCTTGCTGTTCCATTCCTTTATCTCCTTTAGAGTAAACATGACAACTGTAACAATATGAATGCCCATCTTCGGGATACGTAGCGTTGGCATCACTAGACCCACACTTAGGACATTCCCCCATCTTAGCATTAGACATACTACACCTCTTTTATTATGTAATTAATATCAGGAGAACAACACATAGCAACACAAAGTCTATTCCTATTGTCTCGCTCTTCTTCTGCTTGCTCCTTACTGTTAAAGGTTTCAATACCAATCTTACCTAAATCTTTCTCAAGAATTAATTCCCATTTTTTATTCTTCATAAGAGCTATTCCATATCTGTGATACAAAACTTTCCCTATCCTTCATGATCTCACCTACTTCTTTCTTAGCTAGAGACTTAGACTCTGGTAGATCATAGCCTTCTTCTTGGTACTCTTTAATTTTAGAGTAATATAAATCTTTCCTCTCTCGTTCCCATAAGTTTTCAGTCATTGTCCTCTACCCATTTAGTTGTACCTTTTATTTTTTTATTAGTTTCTTCTAACTCTTCTATTCTTTTCTTAAGTATTTCGATATGCTTATGAAGTGGATCTGTTTTAGTACGTATTACTTTATCTAATTCTTTATTATACATTAGTATACTCCTATTGATTACCTTTGTCAAGATAAAAGATGTGCGCTCCTACCCTACCTAAATTCTTAAACCTTTTATTGATAGACCATCTTGGTTTAACATAGTAAGCATGGTAGTGGGTAGCTCCTTGAGTTCTTTCAAGAAGCACACCCTCCAGTACTAAAGATGCTACATCTAATACTTCTAGTAAGGATGTATAATCTTTTACTCTTTCTTTCTTACCATCACAGTAATAACTGAACTGACATTTGTTACGTATGATCCTACCATTACTATGTTTACCTTGGTGTACTACATTACAGATTGTAGAAGGATACCTCTTATCTTTAACTCTTTGTAGTATTACATTAGCTACTGCTATCTTAGGTATTATTCCTTCTGACCTAGCCTCATAGTATACTGCTTCAACTAAGCAGTCTAAGTCATTGGATTTACTAGGTAAACTATAAAAGATTACCGTTAATACAATCATAAATAACATATACCTTATTAAATATTTCAATGTAACCTCACAATCTTTGCATCATACTCAAGTTCTTCGAGCATACCATGCTTATCTAAAAACCTAACAGCATCTTCTTGATTAATAAATTGTTTAACTTTTAGATCATTTTCATCTGGTAGTATAGACATACTCTCTAAGTCCATAGGATTTTCTATCTGAACTATTATGTATGTCATAGTACACCTAGTAATGCTAATATAATCCAAATCATTTATATATCTCCTTTATAAAACTTTTGTGACTACTATATCTATTACATCTAGTATAGTAGGCACTGTTAAAATCACCACTAGTATTGTTATCATTATATTCCTCCTACATTTTCTCGTATGATATCATTATGACTTAGCTCTGTCCAGTATATTTCCAGAGCCTCAGTCTCTTGATGAGCCATGAACTGATGGTACTCACCTGCT